TACAGTAGCATACTATAAATATGCAGCTTTTTCAGAAAAAGTAGAATCTAATGACACAATACCTAATGATGAAAAAGTTTTCTTAAAACGTTTAGTACGTAATGGTTTAATTATAGATTATCCAGGATTTCAAAGTCAAACTTATGGTATTACAACTGCTGTTAAAGCTAAAGATATATTGTCTGAAATGGAACGTGAATGGTTAAAAGAAGGTAGTTTTGCTTCTACAACTGACGCAGGTAAAGGTTTTGCTAAGTTGTATCCTATATGGCAAGCTATGGGTAATCAATCAATACAATACTCAAGTAGTAAAAACCCTGATTGGTGGTTGTCCTCTACACAAGATGAAGCAAGATATATGCGTATTATGACACATCAAGTAGCTATGCAGATAGCAAAAGAAAATCCTGACTTTTACTATGTCTGGATAGGTGTTATGTTAAGATTATACAGAGATGACACTGAAGCTCTACAATATGGAGCTACATTAGGAAGATAATGGTAGAGAAAACACAAAATACATCTTTTGGTAATACTGAAGAAAATACAAATGATGAACCAGTAGAACAATTAAATCCTGAACAAAAAGCACTATGCTAGATGGTTACTTAATGCAAATAGACCCTGCATATGCAGAACAATTCCAACAAGAATATAGAGAAAGATATAGAAGAATTAGGAGTATTTGATTCAGTTGAAATTTTAGTAGCTTACATGCCATTTATGGATTTTGGAGGATTAGAAGACCCTAATGCTAGAAAAGTACCTGTGTATGACAAAGCTGGTGTAGAAACAAATAGGTTTGCATCTTTTACAAGTTACTTTGAAGACTTTCCTATTAGTGGAATATTAGCTAGTGCTAACTCTGAACAAGAAATAATAGAGTTTCAAAGATATTTAGAAGCAAAAGGTATTGTAGATGAAGGTTATTTTAATGATTCAATAGGAGAATACAGTAATAAGTTATTAGAAGTTGTATATGACATTATGGATTATGGTGATGCTAATTTAAACATATTAGAAAACAGTCCAGAATATAAAGCTTTAGAATCTGAAAATGATGTTAGATTTTTTATGGCTCAAGAAGATGAACCACAATATGTTATGCAACGTAAGATTTTTAATAAAGCTATAGATGCTTACGCAGAACAAACATCTTATTTAGAACGAGAAGAAAAAAAACAAACTAGAGAAAAAATAGAAGGTGATTTATTTCAACAAGCTTTAGAAGAATATCCTTCTGATGAAGAGTTTAAAACTATACTTGAAAATGCTTTAGCAGATTCAGGTAAAAGAGTTACTCCAAAAATGTTAGATAAAGCAGCTACAGCTTTTGGTAAAGCTTATTCAAAAGAAATGATGGATAACGCTGACTTAATTGCAAACTTTAAAACAAGTGACATATACGCAGATTATGTAGAAGGTACTAATATTAAAAGAGAAGATGTTCAAATGGGTGGATATATGCCAACAGAACGTAGATTAAATACTGACTTTTTTAAAGATGGTATTACAGCTCAAGGTTTTGCTGAAGATTATGTAGAGGAAGAATATGGTAAAGAAATGGATGCAGTAGCTTTAGGAAATAAAAAAATAGAAACACAACAAGCTTTATTATCTGAAGTATTTAGGTATATATCACCATGATAAATCCTGGAGAAAATGTACAAAAATAGACCCTCAACAATTAAAAGGTCAAGATAGAGAAGCTTATGATAGACTTGCACAAGCAAAGTTACAAGCTGAAGAAAATTTAAAAGACGTTCAAAACAAACCTTTATCAGGAACTCCAGGTGCTCAAGAAGCTAGAGTAAATTATTATAAAAGAAAAGTTAATGATGTAATTATTGAAATAGATAATTTTTTAGCAGAAGGAAGTGCTGAAAAGTTTTTTCATAATTATATGAATACTAGAAGTGCTGAAAGTAATGCATTAAAGAAAAATACCAGATATGGACCTGGTGGATTAGCACCTATTGAAAATTATAGTTATGCTGAATTGCCTAATATGAGTGAACAAGAGTTAAGTCGTTTAGCTAAATCTATAGGTGTAGAAAATGTAGATAAATTAAAAGCTTTTGGTGGAATAGGTTTAAAAGTATTAGGTTATTTAGATGAAGAAATATTATTAACAAAACCATTAGAGCTAGCAAGTAAAGGTTTAAAAGCTGCTGGTTATGGTAAAGCTGCAGCAGGAGCAGCAGCAACAGCTGCTAGTATTGCAGCATATGAAACATATTGGATGTTAGCAAACGTTGGTATGGCAGCATATGCACAACTACAAGGTGAACTTGGTGAAAATAATCCAGAACTACAAAATTTAATAGGTAATGCAATGATGAGTAGTGCAACAGGTGTTACAAGTAATCAACCAACAGATGTTGATAAAAATACAGAATCTGTTCCTTTTAATAATGCAGCACAACTAGAAAAAGATATGAGAAGATGGGCTAGAGGTTCAATGGGTGTTCAGGCTTACCAAGCAACTATTGGTAAAAAAACAGGAACAGAAGACATTGTTAGTCTTGCAATGAATGGCATACGTCCTATGTTAGGTACAAATAATGAGTAGAGTTACATATGGTCCAGAAGGTACACAGATTATTAATGTCGATGGTAAATTTTATTTAGGTGTTGATACAGGTGATAGCTTGTACATGTATGAAGTACCTAAAGGTTGGACATTAGCTGATTTAACAGATATGACTGATATAGAACAAAATAATCAAGATGCAAGTGCTTCTTTTTATAATGATTTAGTTACTGACTGGAGATATGATTGAAATTACTGATGCTCAGTTTAAGGGTAAAGTTGGTTATGAAGATAGAATTGTAGTTGTAGGAAGTGGTATATATCCTTTAACTAAAGAATATGATGATGTAGATAGTATTACTGCTATGCTTTCTGGTCTTGATGAATTAAAAACAACAGCACCTTTTTGGTCAGATGTTAATTATGTAAACACATTAGAAGACTGGGTAATGGATAATGGTATAGACAATATAAAACTTTATTGGGATTCTGTAGACCATAATAAAGCAATAGAAGATATGGGTTACACAATAGCTCAATATAATGCTTTAACTAAAAAAGCTAAAAATAAATTAGGTTGGGACGAAGATGTTGAAAACAATCTAGCAAGTTTACAAACACATTTAACTGGTCTTGGTGGAGAGTTATCTGAAACTGTTTTAACTGCAATAGCAGAACAATGGGCATCAGGTTGGAGCGAAGAAAAATCTAAACGTACTGTTAGGAAGTTAGTAGATAGTAGTTACACATTAGGTGGACCTGTAGATGCACAGATACAAGCTATAGCAGATGGTACAGAAATTAAACAAACTACACTTGGTACAGAAAAAATAAAAAGTCTTATGGATACTTATTTAGCACCTAATTTACATTCAGGTATTAAAGATATTGCAGGTCATGCAGCTAAATTAAGAAACAATCCTAATTATGAAACAAAATTTATTAAAGATTTAAAAGCTAAAAACAAATTAGAATACTCTATGTATGACGAAGATATGGAAATTGGGTTTCTAATAGACAGTAAAATTAACTCTTTTGAACAAACAACAGGTATTAAATTAGACCAAAGTAAAGATAGTGATTATGCAATTATAGATAAAATGTTAAAACTTAATGACTTTGGAGAAGAAAAAAAGTTAGCTAGAAGTAGGGGCTATAGCATGGGCTCCGCAAAAGTTATGAATGATGTTAACAATGCCTTAGGTCGTACTTTTGGCAAAGGTATAGTTGGAGCACAACAGTTTAGAGAGCAATTCTAATGGTTAACATGTAACAATATACAGATATGACAATCTTGAAGGTGAAACATTTATGACAAATATGACGAGAAAGTGAAGGATATACTAACGCTGAAGCAATGGCTAGAAGCTTTAGTTGGAGCTAGTTATCAAGAAACACTAACGTACAAAAGCACAAGATGATGCTGAGTGGAGTAAGTACATACATCATCTGTAGGTACTGCAGCAACTTCAGCAGAAGCTAATCAACAAGCACAAGCTTTATATTCATTTATGCCACAAGGTGTAATAGACGATTTTATAAACAATTACATTGATACTGGAGATGCAGATACATCAATAGGGTTAACTAGAAAAACACAAGTATGGAAAGACAACTTTGGTCATCTATTAAATAAAGATGGTACATTAATAATGGATGAGTTAACTTCTTTAACAACTATTAATACTTATAAACAAACTCTCAGTGAAATAGGTATAGATGACTTTACTGAATTTGAAGATGAGTTTAAAGAAATGGTTAGTTCTGTATCTGGTGCAGAGTTTCAAGATAGAATAGATGTAGTTTACGAAGGAGTTGTAAACCAAATACCTGAAGTTAAACAGTTATTTGCTGAACAACTAGGAGTAGTAGCTGACGATGCAACAATATTTGCAGCATTAATTAATCCAAAAGTAGAAGATAAATTCTTAAAAGGACAAATAACTACTGTACAAATTGGTGCACAAGCTAAAAAAGCAGGCTTTGGATTTAATTATGATAAATTTGATACATTAAAGAAACAAGGTTTAACTGCACAAGGAGCTAAACAACTTTACGGAACTGCTGGAAACATTATGAGTCAAGCAGAAAGTATAGGTAGAGATTTAGGTATTGAAACATTAGAGCAAGCCTCATTAGGCAATGTACAAGCTCAACAAAGACTCAACACGTATACAAGCAGAACTATCATCCAAACAAGGTATACAATTAGGAGCTGCTAAAAAAAGATGGCAAAGTTACTGGACTTATAGAATAACCTGTTATAATATTTATTAAGCGTTGCGTGGTCCGCTCAAATAGACCTGCAAACAGCTTTCGAAGCCTACGTTGAAAGCTCGTATTAAAACCGTAGAGTAATGGACTTGTAGCTTATAGCTACCAGAGATACAGGTCAAGTGGTAAGGTAGCACCCCGACAAGATGCCTATGGTCTTGTTCGATAGGTTAACACATAGTGGAGGTACAGTATGGAAGAATTTGATGCACCGCAAGAACATGGTGTAAAACAAATGAGAGAAACTATTGGTAGAAAAGATGATGCTATCAAAAAACTAGAAGCAGAACTAGAGTCTTATAAGGATAAGGAAATAGATAATGTTTTTGGTAAATTAGGATTATCAACGGACAAAGGTTTCGGTAAGGCGTTAAAGCAAGTGTATGATGGACCTGTTACGACAGATGCTATCTCACAGTTTGCAAAGGACGAGTATGGTTTCGAAGCAAATGGAACAGTTGAGACAACACCACAGTCTCCACCTGAACCACAAGTTCAAGACGATGCAAGGTCACGAGTAGCTGCACTTGATGCAAATTCAACTTCAGAAATACCTTTAGGGTCTAATGAAGAATTAGTTGCTGCTCTAAAAGGTGCATCCGTAAAGGATTCACTAAGAGCTAAATTAAACTACATGGACCAAGAACAACAAAAAAAGTAATAGTTTAATACGACAATATACGGAGGTTTATTATGGCAGGCATAAGCTTGACAAATGACGCAATTTACTCTCAGAAAATTAATAACTTTTCTGGGGAGCTATTCCGTGTAGGTGGTCAAAGAACTCCTTTTTTATCTGCAACAGGTGGATTAAACGGAGGTAAGGTTTTACAATCTACCTTCTGGCAAATCCAAGCTGCTGACTCACATACAGTGTCTTCTGAACCTACAAAGGCTCAAGAAGGTAATACACCAACAGAATATCTCGGAAGAGATAGAGTTGCGTTTACTGGTGTGACACAGATATTCCATAAAGGTGTCAAGATGACTTACACAGCTATGGCAACATATCAGCACCAAAATCCTTTTGATTTAAGTGCTAACATCGCATCTTCATCTGATGGTGACGGAACAGTAACAGCTGCTGACAAACTCGGTTTAGCTGGTTCTAACCCAATCGTTGATGAATTTGCAGAGCAAATGTCTTTAGCTCTTGAAAAAGTAGCTAGAGAAGTAGAGTGGTTCGCATTCAACGGTACATTCGCAGATGGTGCTAATACAACACCTGGTGCAGGTACAAGAGAAATGCGTGGACTTAGAGAGTATTGTGCTACTAAACGCTAATGCTAACAATACAGTTGCACCTACATTTGTAGGCGGTAACGTACACTATTGTGACTCAAGTGGCGATGGTACTGGTACTGACAAAGTTCTCTCTTGGGACGCTATTGCAGACGGACTGAAAAGATTGTATGATGCTCACGCACCAATGCAACAACCAGTTCTCTGCTTAAGCCCTAAGCAATTACTCGACCTTAATAAAGAATTATTAGCTGGAACAGTTGGTATTACGGGAGCAATACTTCCAAGAGATAGAAATCTTGCTGGTATTGACATTGATGTAATCGTTACACCATTCGGACAGATTGGTATGATGGTTATTGACCCTAATATCCTACCTGCTAATAGTGCCTTTATTTTGGACTTTGCGTTTATACAACCAGTGTTCACAAATATCCCAGGATATGGAACAGTGTTTGTAAGAGACATTGACCAAGACGCTAATGCAATGGTTGCAAAAGCAGTTTATATGGAAATGGGATACGACTTCGGTCCTCCTTCATACCATTTGATATTCGCAGACGTAGCTTAGGAATAAATAAGTATTGAAGATTAGGGTAGGAATCCACCTCCTGCCCTTTTCTTCTGCTATAGTAAGGACAATATGCAATTACAAAAACAAGTTTTAATAGACGTTTCAGCAGACAACAGTAACTCTACAGCTGCACAATGTGACGGTTTATTGCTATCAGGAATAGAATTTCCTGCAGCAATGACTGGTTCAAACGTAACATTTGACTTCTCTTATGATGGAGGCACTTGGGTAGACGTAGTAGAAACAGATAATACTGAAGTTACATATGTAGTTTCACCAGGAAACATGGTAAGAGTTGACCCTAGTGGTTGGGCTTTTGCTGCAATAGGTTTCTTAAGAGTAACATCTGATGGTAACGAAGCTGCTGATAGACAAATTAATTTAGTATTTAAACAAAGTTAGGGGTCATTGTGAGTGACACAATAGGCAACCTAGTAGATAGGGTATTTAGAGAATACCTAGAACCAATGGACAGTGTTGAATCGTATTCATACTTAACTGGTGGTATTAATAATTTAGTAACAACAATAGCTTATGCGAATGATTTATTTTCTGTAGAAGAAGAAGATGCATTAGGTGCTGGTGCAATTATAGAAGTTGGACAAGAACTTATGTTCACAACTGCTTTAAACACTGTATCTAATGAAATAACAGTAACTAGAGGAGCAAGAGGAACTACTGCAGCTGCTCACTCTGCTGGAGATTTAATTAAAATAGCTCCTGCATTTCCTCGTAAAAATGTTTATGACTCAATCGTAGACCAAATTAAAAATTTATATCCTACATTATTTGCTGTAGAAACTGTAGAAATGGTAGCTAGTACAGGATATAAATTGTTAGGAACATATGGTTCTAATGTAGATACTTATAATTATTTAGTTACACCTGTCAAAGCTATATCACAATATACAGATTGGCAATCAGGTTCAGACCAAACAGGTTTAAAATATAATGGTGTAGCAGTAGAAATGATTGACTTACCAAATCCATTTGTATGGACAGATGATACATCTACAGAAAGAACAAAGACTTATACAACAGGACCTAATGCAGTACATGCTATACAGTTTGTAAACATATCAGCAGGACATACAGTCTTCGTTACATTTAAAAAGAAATTTGTACCTCCAACAGCTGAAACTTCTACATTAATTTCATGTGGATTAGAAACAGAATACGAGCCAATAATTATGGCAGGTGTTGCTGCACAAATGTTAGTAGGTAAAGATATTAAACAAGTAGATGCAAGATATATAACAGAACAAATTGCTGCATCAAACTATCCAGTAGGTGCTTCTAATACAATTAGTAGTAGTTTATTAAGGTATCAACAACTGTTAATACAACAAGCAAGAAGTAATTTAAGGTCTAAATATCCAGAACCAGTACAACTTAACAGTATAAACTACCCAACATAATGCCTAGAGTAGCTACTACTTCTAATATTACTAACCCAAAAAGATATGGGTATGACATACAATTAGATAATATTTTTTTACGTACAGCTGTAGGTCCTAATAGAGATATGACTATACAATCTTCTGATGTACAAGCAGGACAAAATGTTAATGTTAAACAAAATCCTGAAGACTTTACATCAAACTTAGGTCGAATATATTCAAGAAACAAATTTAATGCAGGACAAGGATTAGATACAGCACATAGAACAGATGGTAAACCAGATGATGTTAATAGATTCTGGGATAGTAAAGGCGTAGATGTATTTCATGGAGATGATGAAACTTCTTATCATATACACTTACTACATCAAACTGCTGATGTAAATGTTAAAGGAACAGATACTACATTTGCTGGTACTAATAATTATATGACACAAACTACAGATGGAAAGATATGGGTAACTGACAATACAAGTGTATATTACTCTACAGATGCAACTACATGGACTGAAGTAGCTGCTGGTACAAACAACGCAACACATAACTTTACAGGTATAGCTGCATTTGGTAACAAGTTATTTCTTACAACTAAAAATGGTGTAGCAGGTTCACAGTTAATTGAGTTTGATGGTACAAGTACTTGGAGTGTACGTACTACTGCACAGTCTAGTTCTGGTGGTTTAACAGGTGTATGGTTTGTAAAAAATAGATTATGGATTACAGGTAATGACGGTACTGCAGAATACATATGGGAAGCTAGTCCATTTAATAAAACATGGTCTGGTTCTGATTTACAAGATGCAGACAGCATAGTAGAAGTAGAACCTACACATGAGTTTACAGGTATTATTGATGGTGGTGCAGCAGTATTAGCATCTAGTACAGATGGTACAGTGTATTCTTTTAAACTTACTAGTGGTTCTTTTGTAAACCAAGGACAAACAAAGATACCTTTTGAAGAAGTACATTCTATAGAAGCTACTGAAGGTATAGTATTTTTAGGTACTAAAGAAAGTACAACTAACACAGGTAGACTATACAGAACAGAACTTGTAGCAGCTGATGATTTGTATGTACTAGCTAACAGACAGTTAGTAAAAGAATGGGTTGTTACAGGTACAGATACAACACCTCATGCTATGTTTGTTAGTCGTGATAGTGTATACATGGGTGTAAAAGAAAATACTAATGAAGTAAATTTGTGGCGATATTACCTACCAACAGGTGGTTTGGCTAGAGATTTACAAACAACAGGCAATGGTTTAGTGTACGGTATAACACAAAACGCAGGTAAATTTGTAATATCTGTGTCAGGTAGTGATGTATATAAAGAACAATCTACATATGAATCAGAAGGTTATTTAGTATTATCAGCAGCAGATTTCTTTACAGCAGAACAGAAACAGTTTGTTGGTGCAGAGTTATCTACTATTAATATGCCTACTAATACAGAAGTAGAATTGTTATATTCAACTAAGTTTGAAGATTTAGATACTCCTGAGTCTGCTTCTTTTACATCTGCATTAACACAGTTAGGTGGTACTGGTGACGCAGAAAAACAAATAGCAGAAGTTGCTAGATATATTATAGGTAAAGTTGTTTTAAAGTCTACAAATAACGTAGACACACCAAAAGTTAAATCTGTACAGTTTCGTGCATTAGCTAGACCTGAACTTGTAGTAGCACAAATACCTATAAACATTAGTGATAGAGTAGAAAGACCAGGTAGAAAACCTATTAGAGTAAAAGGTCTTGGTGATGAACTATATGCAGCACTTCGTGATAAAGAAGGAGATTCTGTAACATTAGAAATATTTCAACCACAAGAAATTATTCGTGGTGTAATTGAGCAAATAAGTTATCCAATACAATCTAATGAGGTAGTTGGAAGTGACACACATTATGCTATCATTACAGTGCGTGGAACTAGACAAACAGTACTAGAAGATGTAACATCTGTAAACGTACACTAGGTATTTCAGCTTTTGGTATAATGAGATTTGGAGCATAAATGGCAGACAGAGAAACACAAATAGTAAACTTTTATGAAAGTACTCTTGCTAGTCTTTTAGCAAGTGCTGCTACATCTACTACTCTTACTAATGCACCTACTACAAATGGTACAACTACAATTAATGCATCAGGTTCTAGTTATTATTATTTAGTCATAGACCCAGATAACTCTGCAACAAGAGAAGTTGTATTAGTTACAGCATCATCAGGTACAACTATTTCTGCTATGACACGTGACTTAGAAGGTAGACATACAGGTCAGACCCAGACCATCAAGCAGGCACTACAGTTAGAATGGCTGTATTAGCTGAACATTTTGCTGACATTAATGATAGAGTAGATGCTGATGCTGTTGTTGTAGCAACACATACAGGCGAAACAACTAAACACTTTTTATTAGTTGATGAAGATAATATGGCTAGTAATAGTGCTACTGTAGCAGCTTCGCAACAATCAGTTAAAGCGTATGTAGATGCTCAAACATCAGGTTGGAACAAAAGTAAGTCTTGGATTAGTACTAGCGTTGTCATAATGGGTATTTTATTAATGCTCAAAGAAGGTGGAAGTTTAGGAATAGACACTATAGGTAATTAACCTATAGATGAAGATTTAGATTTACTACCTGAACGCAGGTGGTTTATCAACAACTTTTAGAATAATCATGGATAGTTTTTTCATAACAAGTAGCAATAGTTCGCAAGCTTATGCTATAGTTATGGGAGATTAATTAATTGGAGATATAAATGGCAGATACACTACATTCAGTACAAGGAGTTCTTGGAACATCAACAGCAGATATAGTTGATGCCGTAGCAGCTTCAACTACTGAAACAGTTATTGGTATTTTAGTATCTAATGTTAGTGCTTCAAGTGCAGACGTTACAATAGATTTAAGTGTGATTAAATCAGGTGGAACTTTACGACACATTCTTAATAATGTAAGTCTACCTTTTGGTACAACAATAGAGATTACAACTAAAGTAACATTAGAAACTGGTGACAAACTACAAGGTTTATGTTCAGCAGCTTCTAGTGCAGAATACAATGTATCATTTCTGAAACAAACTTAGGGGTAATTTATGCCCTACATAGGCACACAACCAAATGATGTAAAAAAGAATACAGGTTTATATACACCTAGTGAAATACTACAACTTACTAAAGATGGTAGTTGGGGTGGCTCATTAGAACTTATTGCAGAACAAACAATATCAAGTGGTAGCACTATGGCTTTTACTTCTATTAAAGAAAGTGTTTATGATGTACACCTACTTCAAGCAAAAAATTGTGTAAGTGGCTCGGCTAATACTTCTATTTCAGTTCGTTTATCTAATGATGGTGGTAGTTCTTATGAGGCAGGAACAAGTTATCAAATAGCTTTACAGTATGGAACAACAGGTGGAACTTTTGGAGAAGTAAGAAGTACAGGCACGAGTTATATGGAATTTTTAAGCGATAGTGCAAATGAAAATAGAAGTGGTTATATGTATTTATATAATTTAGGAAACTCTAGTAAATTTAGTTTTTCAACTTATCAACAAATGATGCAAGGTGTAATGACTTTTGGAGGTAGTGGTTATACTACTGCCGATACAATAAATGCTATACAAGTTTTAACAACGAACACTAATGCTTGGACAGGTACTGTATCTCTTTATGGAGTGAAACAAATATGAGTAACCTAAGATTAATTAATGAGTGGAACTATAAAAACTTATGGATTGAGAGTTGATAGCTAATGGGATTAGTACAAGTAGCAACAAATACAGTAACAAGTGCAGTTAATAGTTTTACCTTTGACAGGCATAGATAGTGATGATGTTTATATGCTTTATTTTTTCATAATGTGTCTTTTAATACTGATGCAAGAGATATTAGCTTAAGAGTTTTGGAAAGTGGTACACCAAACACAACAACAAATTATGACCAAGCATTTAAATTTTTAAGAACAGATACAACTTTTGGAAATACAGGCTCTGTAAATGCAAATAATTTTGATGTAACTTCTGCAATAGGTAATGACACAGGGGAAACAGGACAAGGAATAATCTACATTTATAATGCTTACAATTCATCAGAATATACTTTTTTTACTTTAGAACAATGTCAAATATCTCATACTGCTTTATTTGTAGGCAAACAAGGTGGTGCAGTTTTTACTTCTGCTAGTCAAGTAAATGGTATTCAAATACTAGGTGCTATTGGCTCAGGTAGTTTTAGCAAGTGGACTTTTACATTGTACAGGGTGGTTTAAATGAGTGAATATGGATACATACCAGAAGCACCAGAACAAAGTTTTGGAAATAATAAAGGAATATTTTACACCTAAAGATATTTATGATTTAACAAGAGCAGATAAATACACTAACTATGGACAATTAGAATTAATTGAAACTCAAACTGCAAGTGGGGATAATATTGTAGATTTTACAGACATAAAAGAAATGTTTACAATGTGCATTTTCAGGTGCTTTACTTCAAGCAAGTACAGTTAATGGGATAAGATTTACAGAAACAGGTGGTGGACTTTTAACAGGCTCAATATCTTTATATGGAATAAGGTACTCATAATGGCTACTAATTTAGAATTTATAACATCATCAAGTGCAAATAATGTAACAGCATTAGAATTAACAAATTGTTTTAGTGATAAATATGATGTTTATGAAATGTATTGGACAGGTAATGGCTCACAAAATGTAGGAGATTTAAGTTGGAAATATTTAGATAGTGGTGGAAATGTTTTTTCAAACACTTGTGACCAAGCAACTGTAAGAATGATACCTGGTTCTGCTTTTGATGAAATTAGAGATACTAATTCAAATCCTAGAGGAATATACACAGGTAGTAGTGATAAAGATTTTGCTATGAAGTTTGTTTTTTTTAATCCTTTTACAAGTGATTATAAGTTTGCATTAATGCAGGGAATGTCTTTGTATGGTGGTAAATCTATTTTTGTGCAAAAAGATACAACAGTTGCTCATGGCATAAGGTTACAAGCTAACCAACATTTTACACCAGTTAATGTATCAGTATATGGAGTTAAATAATGGCAGGTAGCTTAATAAAAATAGATGAATTTACAGTATCAAGTGCAGTATCAAATGTAATACTTGGTGGTGGTAGTAGTGGTAGCAGTGGATTAAATGCTTCTATTAATAGTACTTATGATGTGTATCAAGTTGTTTATAATAATGCCAAAGTTAGTACAGATGGCACAACAAAAATTAGTATGAGATTTACAGAAAGTGGAACACCAAACACAACTGCTAATTATGACAGGGCAAGTAAGTTTTTAAGAACTGTTGTAAGTTTTAGTAATCTATCTAACACAAACCAAACTTCTTTTAACACAGAATCAAGTATAGGAAATGCAACAGGAGAACATCAAAACAAAACATTTTATATTTTTAATGCTAATAACTCTAGTGAATATACATTTATGACAGAGGAAGCAACACAAGGAATGGAATTTATAATTGGATTTTTGCTAGGTTATTTTTTAAAAGAAATTAGTTCTTATCTTAAAAGAATAAGCAAATACGACCTAGATAGTAACATAGATAAGGAATGGGATTTCTTATCTAGAGATGATTTACCGTAAATGTCAAACGGCAATGGCTATACCCAAAAGGAACTTCTTAATATGGTTATTGAGCGACTAGATAAAATAGAAGACAAGTTAGATTCTAAGTTAGACAAACAAGAATTTTATAAAGTACTTACATTAATTGTAGCAATAGGTGGAGTTGTAGCAGCACTTGTAATGTAATGCTAAGACTCTGTCTAGCATTATTCTTATTAATACCTACCACTGTATTCGCAAATGAAGTACCTGGTGAAGTTACAGTTAATGAGGGATTTGAAGATAGTACATACGAAACAGGTCTGACTGTTAGTACTGGTGCTATTTATTGTGATGAACAAGATAGATATGGAACTATAGGTTGTTCATTAGGAATTGGTAGTAGCACTCTCTTTGAATTTTCAGAAGATGTATATGAAGTAGGGTTTATTGTTGGTGCTGTAAACAATTCTTATGATGTCAAATATTATTACTCTGATGGCACAGATGAAACTATACAAAAATCAGGACAAGATAATTCAGAAGGTCCGCCTTGGGCAAATATGTTTGATAGTTTTTATAAATCATTTACTGATTACAACAATGATGAAGCTAATACAGATAAGTTTATTACTAAGTTTGAAGTTAATGTATCTGACCCTACTGTATTTGATACATTGTACTGGCAGTATGTAGATGAAAGTACTATCCCTACTACAACTACTACATCTACTACAACTACTACTACAACAACTACAACTGTTCCGCCTCCACCACCACCTCCACCGCCTCCACCACCACCTCCACCTGAAGAAATTATTGTTGATGTAAAAGTAGAAGGTGTTGATAAGACCTATACACAAGCAGATGTTAATGATGGGACTATAGAGCGTGACCAAGAGCGTGTAGATAATGAAGCTGAGTTCGGTTGCTTTATGACTAACGCACAGATAGAACGTGGTGATTGCCTTATCATAGTAAAAGAAGTAGAAGTTTTTGAAGATGATATTATAAAAAAGGAGGTAATTGTTGAAGAAATTAAAGAAGATGTGGAAGTCATCATTCCTGAGGATGATATTGTTGTACTCGACCCACCTAAAGAGGAAGTTATTGAAGATGAAGTGGTGGAGTTTGAAGAATTACCTATTGAGTTCGAGATTATTGAATTTGATTTGGAAGACATTGTCCCCGAAGACGTGGTGGAAATACCAATACCAGTTGAAGTTATAGAAGATGAGCCTATTAAAGAGGATATACCTGAAGTTCTGGAAGAAGATACTCCCGACACAACGTTACCTCCTGTGGAGATTAAGCCAGAGAGAGAAGAAGTAGCTCTTACAGAGGAAGAAGTTGCTGTTGAGGTAGCTGAAGTTGTAGAAATTATAGAAGATATTGTCATTGAAGAAGTTACTGTAGAAGAAGTTGTTGAAATACTAGAAGAAGTTAATGATATAGGTGTACAGAATTTATCTTCAGTCACAGAGGAAACACAGGATGTCATACAGGAGGTTGTTGAGGAAGCTATTGCAGATGTTGCAGAGCTTACTGAAGAACAGGTAGAAGTTGTCGCTGAAGTATTACAAATAGAAACAGAAGATGTAGCTATTATTGCTGAATCTGTTAAAGATGATGAGGTTATAGCTGAAGCTGTAGAGGAATATGTTGAACGTGCTGTAGCAAATGCAGACGTTGAGAACTATACATTAGCTGATGTTGTAACAGAAGTACAGTTTGAAACCTTTATAGAGAACCCAATACAAACGTTCATAGACATTGACATACAAGAAATAAACTTTAGTGACATAGGTAATGACATGACTAATGACCAGAAGGAAAAAGCTCAAGAAGTTGTAGTTCCCGTTATTTTGACTAGAATAGCTACTATGGCTGCTTTCGTATATAGGAGAGGCAATGTTTAAAAAACTAGGTAACTGGATAATAGATGCAATTAAGGAAACACTTAACCTTAGTTGGACTCTTGTTGGTTTAGTTATTGCTACACTTACTTTAACTGGTTCAGCTCAACAAGTAACAGGTCTTGCTACTATAATTACATTAGTAATATGGTTAATAACTTTAGGATGGAGGAAGTAACATGACTATTAAATACAGAGGTGAAACATTTTCAGGGTATAATAAACCTAAACGTACACCTAAAGCTAGTAAATCACATGCAGTATTAGCTAAAGAAGGAGACAAGATTAAGTTAATTAGATTTGGACAACAAGGTGTGTCAGGTGCAGGCAAGAAAAAAGATGCTAAATCTGCAGCAAGACGTAAATCTTTTAAAGCACGTCACGCAAAAAATATTAAAAAAGGTAAAATGTCTGCAGCTTATTGGGCAGATAAGGTTAAGTGGTAATGGCTAAAACAGTTAAGTGGAAGTGGGGAGACAAGTATTATAGTGGTACCCTTATTAGAGAAACTAAAACACATAAGTTTGCACGTACAAAAAATGGCAAAGTTAAGAAGATTAAAAAGTAATGGCATTACCTGGAGCATACGTTGTCAATAGCCCTAAACCTGGAGAGTACTGCGATAATTGTATGCATTACTCTAATAATTATTGTCTTAAATTTTACAAAGAAGTAGCACCATATGGATGGTGTGCAGTATGGGAACCTATAAATAATGAAGTATGAAGTACTAAGAACCAGCAGTGGCAAAGACTCTACATCAGGATTGTTGTTTGAAGTTAGCCAAAACAAACGAACATTTCTAGCATACACACTAGAAGACGAACAAAGAGATGTTAAAGTCTGGGGGGAAACTCGTATCCCTGCTGGTACGTACAAGTTAAAGCTTCGTGAAGAAGGTGGATTTCATAATAGATATCTTAATAAATACGGTAATACTTTTCACAAAGGTATGATACATGTGCAAGATGTACCAGGATTTGAGTATATATTATGGCATACAGGTAACACAGATGAGCATACAGCTGGTTGTTTAATTATGGGTAACACACAAACTAACAACCGTATAGCTAAAGATGGGTTTATCGGCAGTAGCGTTGATGCATATAAATTTGTATATCCGCGTGTAGTGTCAGCAATACAGGCGGGTATAGATGTTGAAGTAGAATATATAGATTATGATGGAGATGTTAAAAAAATATCTAATAAATCTACTGATGATGTCATACTAGCAGGCTCAGTAATGGATAAATTATCAGAGATAAGTGGAGAAATTCAAGTAATGTCTGCTAAACTAGATGGCAAAAGGATAGAGTAATTGGAACAAGAACTAGATGTATTAAAAAAACAATTAGCTAGTTATGGTGAAGTAAGTCCAAGTACTTATTCTGCTAGTAGAGCAAAGAAAAAAGCTGAACAAATGTATGGTAAATCTATGTTACAAGGACCTTCTAAAGCTGGTACTGGTGGTGTACCATTAGCTAAATTAAATCCTACGTATTCTGCATCAAAAGCTTATTTAGAAGGTGAAATTTTTACAAGAGAAGAAGAGTTAAAAAAGTTTAAACAAGTAATGGGTAAATCTGATGATGTAGTAGATATAGAAACAAGATTAAAGACTGCTGGCGTTGTAGCAGAAGACCTTCCATTAGCTACTGAAGATGTTTCTAAAGTTAAAAATCCAGAAGCTAAAGGTATTTCAGGATTAACTGATAAAAATAATTCTTTTTTTATAGATGATAAAATTGAATTATATGACAAAGATAGAGTAACAAAAGGACCTGTAACACAAACTACTAAAATAAATAATTATTTAGAAGGACCAGGAAAATTTGGTAATACTTTAAATGTAGAAAAAGCTGAAAGAACATTAAATAATATACCAAATGATTTAACTCCAAGCATGACACAACTAGACGAAGCAAGTTTTGTTGAAAATAAATCTGGTAAAAAAATATATGGAACTTCTTCTAATATGCAATACATAACAGATAGAGCAAATAAATCTACTGCAGACCTTGTAGCTGGATTAATGAGAGAAGAAGCAGAAGCTATTGGTAAACAAGCAGACGAAGTTATTAATCAGGAACGTGTTATTAAAGACCCTGAAGATGGCAAACTTAAAAAAGTAAGTTACACATCTTTAGACGCAAAGCCTAGAGATAACAGTATGGTACAATCTGGACCTACAGGTGAAGAAGTAAAGTATGCAGAATATAAAGGTCAGATAGGTAGTTCTCCTGATAGAATTGCTGGTTCAAAAGATTTTGGTATAGGTTGGTTAGATAGACAAGATAAAAAATTATTATCTGATTCTCGTTTAACTAATGCACCAAGAACTGAAGGTGGTAAATTTAGTACTGCTAAAAAGTTAATGTCACCAGAAATGCAAAAGCTTGCTAAAGCTGGTAATGCAGCAGAATTTCGTCAAAACTTTATTTCTAAAATAGATAAAGAATTACAATCTAAAGTAACAAAAGGTTCGAACATTATTGAAACACCTAAAGGTGATGTTAATAGAGGACCTGGTGAAACTCGTGTCGATATAAATGTAGAAGATACAAGAAGTGAAAAATATAAAACAGGAGATTATAATGTTACAAAAGATAGTGTAGCTGGTCAAGGTACTAAAACTCCTAACGTATTTGAAAAAGTACAAGGTCCTGGTTTAACAGGTAAAACTCTTTACGAAGAACAACTAGGTAGAAGGTTTGCACGTCCTACATCTGGTGTAGGTTCAGGTAAATCTACTAACAAAGGTGTAGGTATTAGAGCAACTGATGCTAAGTTAAAAGCTGATGCGTCATTAGCAGCAAAAGCTAGAAAAGCAGTAGGTCTTGCATACGGTGCAGGTAAAATTGCTAAAACTGCTACTAAATTAAACCCTGCATTGTCAATGTTGAGTATGTTGCCGAAGCAAACTTTTGATGATATACTATACAACAAGAAACCACAGGCATAATATGCTTGAAAGATTTAAGAGAAAAAGAAATTCTGATGGGACGTTTAAAAAAGACGTAGCGTGGACTCCTTGGAACGAAGCATGGAGTTATAAAATGAGTGAACAACTTAAAGATATGATAGAGAGAACTAGCTGGACCTTCGTTGAAGCGTTCATAGGTGCGTTAACAGTCGCTCCTTTAGTTGGTGTAGATGCTGAAGTACTTCAGTTAGCTGCGTTAGCTGGTGGCGGTGCTGCACTTGCAGTAATTAAAACATATGCAAAGAAACAAATAACAGTTAGTAAGTAAAAATGGTTAGCGAATACATAGCACCTTTTAGAAAAGTATCAGATAAAAAAACTATCTACGATACTAAA